GCCTTCATCAGGTTGGAGCGGGTCAGGAACTCGTTGGCGGAGTACACGCCCTTCAGGCTCTCGCCGGGGATGCCCATGAAGCGGGGCAGACCGGCACCGGAGCCAACGAACACGGCCTCGTAGCCGTACTCGCCCATCAGCTCGTCGATGGTCAGCACCTTGCCGATGACCATGTTGCACTCGAAATCGACGCCCATCTTCCGGAGGCCGTCGATCTCCTGCTGGACGATGGCCTTGGGCAGACGGAACTCGGGGATGCCGTACATCAGCACGCCGCCAGCCACGTGCAGAGCCTCGTAGACCGTGACCTTGTAGCCCAGCTTGGCCAGATCACCGGCAGCGGTCAGGCCGGCAGGGCCTGCGCCGATGATGGCGACCTTGTGGCCGTTGGGTGCGGGCACGATGGGAGCGGTGTGGACGTTCTCGCGGTGCCAGTCGGCCACGAAGCGCTCCAGACGGCCGATGCCGACCGGCTCGTTCTTGATGCCGCGGGTGCACTTGCCCTCGCACTGGCTCTCCTGCGGGCAGACGCGGCCGCAGACGGCGGGCAGGGAGGAGGAGCGGTTGATGACCTGATAGGCGGCCTCGAAGTCGCCCTCGGCCACATGGCCGATGAACTCGGGGATGTCGATGCCGACGGGGCAGCCGGTCTGGCAGGGCTTATTCTTGCAGTGGATGCAGCGCTTGGCCTCGTTCACGGCCATTTCGGCGGTGTAGCCCAAAGCTACTTCCTCAAAATTCTTGTTGCGGACGTTGGGGTCCTGAGTGGGCATGGGGCACTTTTTGGGGTCCATATTGAAAGCCATCTTACATTCCCTCCTGAGTCTTGAACAGGTTGCAGGCCTTTTCGCGGGCCTTGGCCTCAAAGGGGCGGTACATGGTGCCGCGGGCCATGGCCTCGTCAAAGTCCACCAGGTCGCCGTCAAAGTCGGGGCCGTCCACGCAGGCAAACTTGGTCTCGCCGCCCACGGTCAGGCGGCAGCCGCCGCACATGCCGGTGCCGTCGATCATGATGGGGTTCATGGAGACGATGCTCTTGAGGCCGTGCTTCTGGCAGGTCTTGACCACGAACTTCATCATGATGAGGGGGCCGATGGTGATGACGAGGTCGTACTGGTTGCCAGCGGCTACTAGCTCATCGAGGGCGGCGGTGACAACGCCCTTGGTGCCGTAGCTGCCGTCGTCGGTCATGATGCGCAGCTCATCGCTGCAGGCTTTGAACTCATCCTCGAGGATGAGCAGATCCTTGCTGCGGAAGCCTACGACGCTGTGGACGACACAGCCCTGCTCGTGCAGCTCCCGGGCGATGGGCAGAGCGATGGCGCAGCCCACGCCGCCGCCGACGACGCAGACCTTCTTCAGGCCCTCGGTCTCGGTAGCGCGGCCCAGCGGGCCGACGAAATCGTGGACGCTCTGGCCTACCTCAAGGCTGTTCAGCTCCATCGTGGTACCACCGACGATCTGGAAGATGATGTCCACGGTGCCCTTCTCCCGGTCGTAGCCTGCGACGGTGAGGGGGATGCGCTCGCTGTCCTCGAGCGGGCGCACAATGATAAACTGGCCCGGCTTTGCCTTTTTGGCAATGAGGGGGGCTTCAATGACCATCTTTGTAACGGTGGGGTTGAGCGCCACCTTTTCCGTGATCTTGTACATTGCGTTTGCTCCTTTTTCTGACGACATATTCCCATGCATGAAAACACGCCTGATCCCCGGTGCGGCCCGAAGCAGCAGGCGCGAAAGTTCAGCAACGATTTGACAACCTTAATTATAACGGCTTTAAAATAGGAAAGCAATTAAATTTTCTTCGCGTCAGTCCGGACAAACTTGAACGACGGCGCAGTTTTGTGCGCAGCAGGGGGACGGAAGCGGCTCTTTTTTCGAAAAATGGCTGAATTTGTAAAATAA